TTGATTCATTATTTACAATAATTTGGTCATTTATAGCTAAGTCAGTTGTAAACGAGGTCCCTGAACCAGATATGTGATTTAAATTTGACGATATACTGACTGTGCCAGCAATTCTAGGTGGTTGAAATTCGACTTGTTCTATTTCACCAGATGAACCAACAGCTTTAACAGCAGCTGCAGCTCCAAACCCATCACCACCAGTAAAGACTAATTCATCACCAACTTCATAACCTGTACCGCCTGAGGCAACATTTATTCTGCCTAATGTGCCAAATGTTTTTATATCCGTAACAGAAGTGTCAGTAACAAGTTTAGCTCCATCTGCATCAAAACTAATTGCATTTGAAAAAGCACTTGTTGATAACACAGAAACAGTTGTAATTGAGCCTATACCTGATATAGTATTACTTGATAAAGTATCTACAATTCTAGTAGATATATTTTCACCAGTAGGTATAATCGAAGCAACGAAACCATAATCACTACTATCAAGTGTGGTTGAAGTATCAATAGAGTCTATTGTTGTATCTAAAGCAGTAAAACTATTTTGTTGATTAATACCATCATTATTTACACCAGTAATTGATAACGTAACAAAACCAGCATCAGTATTACCACCCCTCACAACACCACCAACTTCAAATCCAGAACCACCAAAATGAACCGTTACATTATCAGTAAAACCAGTTCTTACAGAACCAACCACAGCTGTTGCAGCTTCATCAAAAACACCTGAAGTGATCACAACTGGGTCACCAACATTATAGTCATTACCACCACTTAGTAATGTTAATGTTTCAACTGAAGATGTAGTGTTACAAGATATATTAATTAGCTCATCATCTGAGTCAACAATATTGGTGAGTATTTGTTCTGCTTGAACAAATGTGCCAACTAGAGTCAATCTATTTACAAATAATTCAACTGATCTAGGAAATTCTAGTAATCTAGGTACAGCTGTTTCAACTGTAGCAGTAGCGCCTGAAGTTGCACCCGTTATCTTTCTGTTATTTAATAAACTTTGATCAAAACTATTGTATATTACCCTTATATCGGCATTGTTACTGGGTGCTGATAAAAAGAATAATTTTTTCTCTTCTTTTCTTGTGAAAAAACCAGAAGTTAAAGTTGTGCCATCAACAACTAAAGTTATTTCATTTGGCGTTACGGCTTGTGCAAGTTTAAATTCTTTTGTGGTGCCATCACCAGTATAAAAACTTATAATTTGATCTCTAATACGAATTACAGTTTCAAGAGAATATTCACCATCAGAGGCTCTTAATATTTGATCTTTAGGAAATGATACATCAGCTTCTTGCCCGTAAAATAAACGAAATAAAAATTCAAAAGACTTTTGATTACCTTTTGCAAGATACAAAGGTAATATATTTTTAATTAAAAATGCTTTGTTTGATACTGAATCTTTTGGTACGAGATTAGCATATTGATTTAAGAAGTTATTTTCAAAAGCATCAATTGAAGCATCGACATCTTGTACACTTTTTAAATCTTTTGATATTTTTGTAAGATCATTATTTTGAGTGCCTTGTTCTGTTTCAAGAAACTCATAATATGCCTCTAAAAAAGAAATGAAGAGAGGGTGTTCATCACGAACAAACTCTGGTACTTGTTTGTTTACAAGTAAAGATGTTTTTAAAGTTGTTGAATCAAATTCTGACATTTTACGATTCTGCAGCTTCTAATGTAGTTGTGATTGCAAGTGGGTCATCGATATCAATAGCAACGATATTTTTTCTTGTCGATTCTACAACACCAGTTTCAGAGCCAATCGTAAATCTAATTAAACCATCTGAGGTGCCAATAGAAGATATAGTAATATCTTTTATGCTGATAACACCATTTTCATAATCTATCTCACCTATACTTTCATTTATTATCTGTCTTAAACCATTTGTGTCAAAGAAAACACTTCTAATCGTTCCGTTTTTAGAGTCAACCACAGCTTCTGTTTCAGCTGCTTGGCCACCTCCACCAGAGAGAGTAACAGTAGCAGTAGTGTAATCTGTTCCTCTATTTGTTAAAGTAATTTCAGAAATTTCACCTGACGTAATTTTTGCTACTGCTGTTGCACCTGTGCCATCACCAACAATTGTTACGGTAGGTGCCGTGGTATAACCAAATCCAGGGTTTATAATGTTTATTCTTGAAACACCAGTTGATGAATTTGGCACTTCTTCAAATGATACTGTTCTAGCAGTCCCACCCGCATCAAAACTTCCAAATTGGCTTGATGTTAATTTTTGTGTTGTTGTGCCTCTTTCTAACTTTTCACCGAAGTCAATAGTGTAATTGTCAGTACCGATTGTAGGTTTAATTCTTTTCTGAAGCCTAACAGTTGTCTCAGAACCAATAATAGCATTCTTATCAGTATCATCGATTGCTTTAGACAATTTTGATAATGAAAATGTGCTACTAAATGTATTTAAACTTGATGTGTTGAATCCTATGATAGAATTTTTTACAGCAGTTTTTAAAGCTGCATCTGATAGTGTTGTTTTTCTTCTATCAAACTTGACATTATTTGTAAGTAAAATATATGTAAAGTCTGGATCAATTATCTCAGCGTCTAAACCAATAACAGCTTTTGGTTTAATAATATCATCTATTATTCTTTTCTTCTCTGTTTCAGATATAAAAAAGTTATTCTTTGGTTTTAAAGCAATGAATACTTTACCATAAACAACTGGTATATTATCTTCACCTCCCCAAACAGAAATAGACTCTACTTGCGGGACTTCTCTAAGTATTGTCGTTTCATAATCTTTAATTGTTATGAGTCGATTTTGAGTTGTAAATTGATTAGGTGCTGAAAACTTTATAGAGTCAACAGTTTCTTTATCTGAACCTCCTGATGCAGCTGAAATCGGTGTAATTGTTAAAGTTGTGTCTTCACCGTTTGAATCTGTTAGTGATGATTTCTGAACAAAATTGTTTGCTTTATTTGAAGCTGTGCCATTTGTTACCAGATATGAGACTGTTATTGTAGCACCATCATTTAATTTTCTACCGACACTATCGTTACCAAAATATATTTCAAAATTACCATCTCTATTCTCTTGTAAAAAATAAACGTCTGATGTATTATTTACACTTAATACATCATTTACTTTACTATATGTTGAAGTTGATGTATTTGATAAATTTGGCTGAACAACAACTTTGATTGTGGTTGTGTCTATGTTTTTATCCGGTAATGTGAATATAGATTTTGGATTAGATGACTCAACATATCCAAATTGATTCGTAACAATTTGACCCTCATTAATTGCTAAGTCTTTAAATACATATTGTTGATTTGATTTTGTTACCGTTGTATCCTCAAGAACAACAAAGTTATATGATTTACCATCTATTTGATCTGATAAAAAAGAATATCCTTCTGGGACTGTGAGTGTACCATCAGTTGTAGTTGTTGAATTGGCTGTAAAGGTAATAGTTGCGGTAGCTGATCTTTTAGAGTGTGGCGTATAACCTAAAGTTTTTGCGTGGGAAACAGCAGACTCACGAAGTAAAGCTGTATCTAAAAATGCCTCATTAGCAACCATATTTAAGTAGTAAGCATTGTAATGGGTGTTATACGCTAATAGGTCTAATAAGACTGATAAACCAGATCCATCAAAATCATAATCTGAAAAAGTGGATTGTTGTCTTAAAAATGATTTTAAATTTGTTTTGATTGTATCAAAATCAAGTTCGGTTACTCTAAGTCGATCTACCATTTATCTTACTCTCTCTAAGAAAAAGTCTACTGAAACTGGGTCTGAATTGTTTATTAAAAAGAAAATTACCTCTACTCTATATCCGTTTTCATCTGGAAAACCAGCAGCTGTTACATCTTTCACTTCTACCCTAGGTTCAAAGTTCTCTATAGTTTCTGTGATTTCCCTTTCAAGCAGAGCCGCCGTTGCATTATCTACAGGTTCAAACAATAATCTTTTTAAATTTGAACCTAAATCTGGTTGAAATGGTCTTTCATAATGATTTGTTAAAATTAAATTTTTTACAGAATTAATTATAGCATTTTCATCCTTAAACTTATTGATATCCTTTTGTGTCGGGTGGATATTAAAATTTAAGTCTAAATCTGTAAAAGACCTTTGATTTTTTATTGTTATTTCTGCCATCTTTTATTTATACCTAACTCCCAACAAATACGTCAGGGGATCCGCTTGATGATGCGGGAGAACAATGAGCTCCACCTGGATCAGGACATAAGTTATCTGCACTTGCAGAATCACCATTTTCCACAATCATTGTGCCTCCTATAAACACTTGATTTACTGATGCTGACAAAGCCCCACCACCATGGCTATTTGGGTCGCCATTAATTGAAACTAATTTACCATTTGCAAAGACGTTTTTACCTTGCCCTGAAACAGTAGATGCTCCGCAAGTTCTTGAATCTCCGTTTCTATGTACCGCAGCCATTATGGATTCAAATCTATTCTAGGTGCTTTAAATGTCATATTACCCTCTGACTCAACCTTGTATGTACCTTTCACAAGCACATTTGCATTACCCTCTATGGTTATATTCACGTTTCCTTTGACTAGGACACTCTCGTCCCCGACTACCACCGAGAACTTGTCTTTCTGTACTCTCTCAACCAAAGAACCATCAGGACCGTACTCCATGTACGAACCAGAACGGTGATAAAGGTGAA